TTTATTTATAACTTAGAAATTTTTATTTATAACTTAGAAATTTTTATTTAAAATTGATTTTTATTTTTTTATTACTTAAAATAAAAATCAATTATAATAATAATATTTGATGGAAGATTTATGTCTTCATCCTTTAAATTCTAATTGGACACTATGGTATCATAAAAGTAATAATACCGATTGGACTTTAGAAAGTTATAATAAACTTGCTAAATTTTCTTCTATTGAAGAGTTTATTATAGTTTATAATAAACTTAATGCTATACATATCCAAAATTCAATGTTATTCTTAATGAGGAATGATATTAATCCTATGTGGGAAGCACCCGAAAATAAAGAAGGTGGGTGTATATCTTTTAAAATTTATAGAAAAGATATTTATGAAGCTTGGAATGAATTAAGTTATTTATTAATTGGTGAAAATATTTTAAAAGACATTACAAAATATTCCTTTATTAACGGAATATCCATAAGTCCAAAAAAAACATTCTCTATTATTAAAATATGGTTAAAAAATAATGATAATAACCATCCAAGTAACTTTCAAGAAATAAAAAAATTTAGTTTTTTAGATGCCATTTATAAAACACACGTTTAATTCTTTATCAACCAAGAACTAGATTGAATTTTTTGACCAAAACCATCTTTTAATTCAATATTATATTTATTACATACATCTGTTTCGGGAATTGTATTATTATTTTGGTCTCCTCCATTACAAAAAAAATTAGGTTTAGGATTCAAACTTTCTAATGTTTTACATACAGTCCTATCTATATCTATAGATTCAATAACTTTATCAACACACTTTAATTCTTTTATAATTTCAATTCTTTCTTTACAAGGCATAAAATATTTACCTTTTTTTAATTTTGCTTGAAAATCATTATTAACAATTACTATTAATTCCTCACCTATTTCTTTAGATTTTTTAAAATATTCAATATGTCCAATATGTATTGGATCAAAATAACCACTAACACATACTATTTTACTCATAATATTAACATATATTTTAAATTTCATCATTACAACTAGGTGCCAAACATAATTTAATTTCTCCTAATGAAGCAACGGTGTATTTAATTACCAAAGGATAATCATTTTTTAAAAACATTTGAATAGAATTACATAAGTTAGTACACTTACCAAATAATACTAAATGTTTTAGAGCAAACTCTCCTTGAATAATTTCATCTGGTTTTTTATTTTTAGCAAAATTCATCCCTGCTTGCGTTTCACCTATAATAGTTTCTTGTGAACAAAAATCACCCTTACAACTAAAAATAAGATGGTCCTCCACACTTTTAATATCTATTAAATCTGCGTAGTTGTGCATATCTCTAATAATCTTTTGAAAATCGGTGGAAGGCATAGTAATAACAGACTCGAATTCTACCGATGGTATTTGAATACTATCAACATCTAAATCCATAAGATTTAAATGAAATGTTGATGTTGTGTTTTTTTCTGAATTTTCTATTTTAATTCCGAGAACACTATCTTTTTCTTTTTCTAAAAATAAAGTCAATGTATCATTATTATTCATAGTTTTTATAATTCTAAAAAGATTAATCATACTTATTCCAAGAACTCTCTTTTCATTACACTTATATGATTCAAATTTATCAGAGTGTAGTTTTAAATGAACTAATACTGTTCTAGAAGAATCCATAGCAATCATTTTTATACCTGTTTCATCACATTCGAAATTAGCATCAGTTAAAATTTCTTTTAATGCTTCTACTAAAATTCTAAAAGCTGATGCTTGTACTGTTTTTATTTCTAAAATATTTTCACCCATATTATAAAATGAAATTGTTATCTAATCTTTAAATAAAAAGTTTTGTATAAATTAAATAAATAATAAATTAAATAAATAATAAATTAAATAAATACTATTACAAGAACTCCCGAAAAAATAACAGCACCTAATGAAACAGCTACACCCCCAAGAGTTTCAAATTTTATAATAACGAATATAGAAAAAATTAATATAAGCAAAGTTGTAAAAATAAGTAACATATTATTCTTCTCGTCTACCGTTTCTTGTGTAAAAAAAGCCATAATTAATATAACTTTAGATAATAATATAACTTTTAGATAATAATATTAATTCTATTAATATCTATAGCTATTCCTCCCATTCTTTCACACAAACTTCTAATATATGTCCCTGAGCTTACTTTTGCTCTAAAAGTTTCTATTTTATATTTTTTGACTGGTTTACACTCTTTGTCTATTTTACACTCTTTGTCTATTTTACACTCTTTGTCTATTTTACACTCTTTGTCTATTTTACACTCTTTGTCTAAAACATCTTCCCATTTTTTTTTAATTTCTTTATATCTAAACTTTTCCCTATTTTCTAAAGAAATTTTTGATATTTTTTCTTTAATTTTTTTCAATAGTTGTAATTTATCAATAAATTCTTCATATATTTGGTCCAATTCGTAAATTTCTATTTCTTTTTTAGGTATTTCGATCTCATCAATTTTCCCATTCTTAGCCCACCACCAAAGCGGCTTTTTTTTTACATAAATAGATGAATAATGTGGATAGGGTAAATTAAATTTTCCTTTTAAATTATCCAAATTAGTTTTTTCTAAAGAATTAGTTTTTTCTACAAACCCTAAAATATCTAATGTATCTGTCTTAAAACCATATAAAACTTTAAATTCATATATTTTATCTTTTCCACAATATAGACTTTGTGATTTACATTCTTCTCCTTTAAGAAGAATCATTTCTCCATGGGCCATAGGATCTAATCTCCCAGCGAAACTCATTTTTTCATTAATATCATTTTCATTTTTATATTTTTTTATAAGTTCCAATGGGGTAACACCTATAGGTTTATATATATTGATTGGCATTTATTAAAAATTAATTCTTATACAAGAATTCAATTTAAATATTATAATTAACACTAAATATTATTTAGATAAAATGGGTTAAGATGTAATAAAGGACTGCGTAAACTAACGAATGGACTAAAACGCCATCAACTTTCTTTCCTACAAAACCAGATGTTAATTTGTAAACTTCTGGTAAAGAAAGAAGATAGAAAATTGCTCCAAAGAAAATACTTTTAAGAATTAAATCTACATTAATTCCACATTCGGAGAGATTAGTAAATGACTCTTCGTTAGTAGCTTCATTATTATTCGATTCATTATTATTCGATTCGTTATTATTCGCTTCGTTATTATTTGATTTGTGGTGATTCGAATGAGGATGATAATCATTATTATAGCTAGGTGATGGATTTGACATATTTATAATATAAGATAAGAAAAAAAAAATATAGATTTAAATTTAATAATGGATATAAAATTTTATAATGGATATAAAATTTAATAATGGATATAAAATTTAATAATGGATAAAATTTAATAATGGATATAAAATTTAATAATGGATTGAGAAAAAAGTAAAATTAATTTATTTTAAATAATGGATTGAGAAAAAAGTAAAATTAATTTATTTTAAATAATTAATGAATATAGATAAAAAAATAAAAAAATCTATTAAATATTTACAAAAATATTCTAAAAATAATAAATTTTCGTCTAAAGAAACTAATAATTTTATCCATATTTTTCTTTTATATTGTCAAATAAAATATAATTTTAATTTTAATGTTAATACTAATAATTTAAAAATAGAACCAAATATATTCGATTGTTGTAAATTTTTATATTCTAATTTAAAAGATGAACAACTTAAAAATGAAATTTTCGAAGATAGTCCTATATTATATGATATTTTTAAGGTATCCAATAAATCAGAAACTAAATCACTATTAAAAAAATTAATAAATAAACTATATTCTATAAATTATGTAAATGTTAATATTGAAATTTTAGACTATTTGGGTAATGCTACAAATGATATTGAAATAATTAATTGTGGTTATGCTCTTATTTGGTTAAAAGAAATAAATCCAAATTTAAAAATCCCAAGTAAATTTATTAAAATATTAATTAAACTTTTACAAGATGTTGCTAATAAGAATAAAAATAATTTAAGATATAGTAATAGTGAAGCTGTTCTCATTCTTTTTTTACTTAATAAAATTTTGTATATGGAAAATTGTCAATCATGGGTAAAAACATTTTGTTCATTACAGAAAAATGACGGTAGGTGGACAAATGGGTTTAATTCTTATTTTATAGATAATACAGAGTTATATGATTCATATCATACAGTGATTGGATTAATGGTATTGCTTGAATATAAAACACTTTTACAATATAAAGAAAATATAGATATATTAGATAAAGATATATTAGATAAAGATATATTAGATAAAGATATATTAGATAAAGATATATTAGATAAAGATATATTAGATAAACCTAATATAGTATTTAATGAGAATGAAATTCCTAATATAATAGAAGGATTCGATAATAAAAACTATAATATATTTGAATTGGAAAAAGTTGTACCCTTAAATAATAAATATACTATACATTACAATATTTATAATGTTGGTTTTCTATTATTTATTATATTTATAGTATATTATATATAATCCTTACAAAATTATGGAACAATATACCGTCGTTTTGTATAATTATTAAATAATTTTTCACAATATAAACAATCTTTACTTATTTTATTTTGGTTAGAAAATGTAAATAATTGTTGATGTTCCTTTACACAATTATATTTAGATAAATTTACAGGTTCGTCTATATTATAAATTTCAACAGGATTAAAACATTCTGGTTGCCTAATAATATTTGGATTTTTTAATGATATTTCAGCAGCGTCCCTCATACCACGGGCAGTAGCTCTCTGTTTATTAATACCTTCTTTTTTTAATGTGGGGGCATATATATTAGTTACACCCTTAGATTTGTAAGTTTTTATATCAGGAGTAGAATGGTGTATATTAGGATTAGTTTCCATTTCTATAACTTTTTTCGCATCATTTATTTGTTTATTTAATTGTTGTTTTTGTTGCGAATTAATAATAGATGGGTGAGATACAATTTTACCCGAATGTTTTATATTAGGATCTGTTATTAATTCTCTTTTTGGTTCTATTTCAGTTATAGAACACGGTTTCATAACCTGTTTACAAGGAGCAAATTCACCCATAAGAGAATATTGATTAAAATTATCCCAAGTATATCCATTTTCTTTTTCTAATTCTTTATAATTTTTAATTAAATACTCTTTGTTTTGATATAATGAAGATTTACTATCATTTGGGTGTGTTTTAAATAATTGTAAAGAACATTTTGTATCTATTTTATTAACATTCATTAATTCGGATTCCATATCAATATTATCAAAATATCCCTTAATTGTACCTTTATTTGGAATAAATACCTTTTGTGAATTATTATTTGTTGGTGGTTTATAATAATTATATTTTTCTAAACTATCTCTTTCTCTTAAAAATTTTAAATCTGTACAAGGGTCTGAAGAAATAGGTCTTATGTCAATATTCACTTTAAAATTACCAGAAGGAACATTGCGTGAATAAATTTTATCATCATAACTTGTATTGTCAATATTAATATTTTCATTTTTTAATAAAATACTTGTATCTAGTAAATTTTTATTTATTCTTTCTTTCTCAGTATTACATATTAAAAGAGCTGGTTCATTAATCATATTTGGATAAAAGTCTTCTAGATTCGTGGTTCGTCTAATAGTATCTTGAATACAATTTTGCATATTAATATATTAAGATATAATAAATTTCTAATTTATAATCAAAATATTAATTAATGAAACTTATAGTAATTATAATTTCTATTTTTATAATATATAATTTAAATAAAACATTAGAAACCTTTAATTCCCCACCTAAAATAAATGGATTTATTAGAAATAAAGATTTCGTCGAAATATTTTTTAACAAAAATAAAGCAGATACTTTTAAACCTGGAGATAATATTAAATATACATTATTTGTTAAAGAAGAAGAAAAAATTGATGAAAGTGAAAAAAAATATGATGGTGAAAGTTTTATAATAAATAAAAATAAATTAAAAAATGATTGGAAACCATATAAAATTGAATGTGAAGAGATTACGTGTAATTATAATTTACAAATTAAAAACAATAAAACTTATTATTTTTATTTAGTTTCTAATTTAAATGGTGTAGATAGTAATATAGATAAAATACATACTACATATAATACTAAAAATATTCTCATATACTCTCCTGATATTTTACAAATTATTAAAAATAAAGATAGTGTAACATTATTTTTTAAAAGAAGCCACCGAGATACAAGTATTCCAGAAGGACCATTTAAGTATGAAATTTTTTATAATAAAGAATCTTCTATTAATTCATTACATTCAAGTAATATATTAAGAACATCTAAAAGCAATAGTCCAGCCCCATCTAATATAAGTCCAGCCCCATCTAATATAAGTCCAGCCCCATCTAATATAAGTCCAGCCCCATCTAATATAAGTCCAGCATTAAGTATTGATGATAAAT